AGCCCCCGTTGGAGCCGATGACCCGTCGCCAGAGTCACCTGATCAATTCGATCACCGGCTCTGACATGGTCATCACCACCGGGTACTCCGGCACCGGCAAGACCTATGTCCCGACGATCATGGCCGCCGACCGGCTGACTCAGGGCGCGGCCCGGAACGGCGTCGACAAGATCATCCTCACGCGCCCGAACGTGCAGTCCGGTCGGTCGCTGGGTTATCGCCCTGGGGATCTACAGGAAAAGATGGTCGAGTGGTTCGCGGAGATCCTGACGATCTTGCGGGAGCGCCTCGGCACCGGTGCTGTCGACGCCAATTTACGCAAGGGGACAATCCAAATGGTTCCCTTCGAGTCCATGCGTGGCCGCTCTTTCAATGACGCATTCGTCATCCTTGACGAGGCCCAGAACACCACGCCCACCGAAATGAAAATGTTTACCACACGGATCGGCGTCGGTACGACGACGGTGGTAAACGGTGACATCCGACAGTCCGACCTTAAGGGCGGCAGTGGGCTGACTGCACTCCTAGAAGTAACCAAGTCCATGGACGTTCCGCATGTCGACTTCAAGGCGAGCGACATCGTTCGCTCAGATCTGTGCCGTCAATTTATCGAGGGATGGATGGACTATGAGCATGGCTCTCGTTAATCGACTACAGCGTCTTGGCTCACGCATTCGGCGGTTTCGATCCATGGACAATGACTTGCTCGACCGGGTCTACGTCGAGCGAAAGCTGATCGCTGTATATGAAGGGCAACGTGAACCCCCGACGGGAGAAGAGTGCATGGAGTGGGCTCGCCGACTGGGCATACCTAAGCCATACCGACACGACTGAAACGAGCATTTGAGGAGATGACTATGCGTCGCATCTTGTTCGATATCGAGACAAACGGCCTGCTGGATCAACTGGATCGCGTCCATAGTCTGGTGATCATGGATCTGGACAGCCATCACGTTACATCGTGTGCTGACCAGTCGGGCTACACGCCAATTCGTGTGGGCCTCGATATGCTGGCCGAAGCAGACCAAGTGGTTGGCCACAACATCATGAAGTTTGACCTCCCGGCACTTCGGAAGGTCTACCCCGACTGGGATACCAACGCCCGTGTTATCGATACCCTCGTTCTCTCCCGGCTGATCTGGCCTGAGATCGGTGTTCAGGATGCCGAGCAGCGGCGTAAGGGCATCACCCAACTTCCACCCAAGCTGACTGGCAGCCATGGGTTGAAAGCTTGGGGGTTTCGTCTGGGCTTCCACAAGGGTGACTTCGCCGAGGGAACCGACTGGTCTGAGTGGTCTCCCGAGATGCAGGAATACTGCGTTCAGGACGTTCGGGTGAACGAGAAGCTTGTCTCCGCTGCCCGTCGACAGAAGCCCTCGAAGCGCTCGGTGGCCTTGGAACACGACTTCCAGTACGTCATCCATGAGATGGAAAAGACTGGATTCCCCTTCGATATCGAAGCGGCCTCCAAGCTATACGCCGAGATGGTCGGAAGGCGTGATTCTATCGACGCTCGCTTGAAAGAGATCTTCCGTCCGTGGTGGCAGCCAGTGGGACAGCACACGCCCAAGCGATCCATGAAGCGGTTCGTCCTAAACGAGAACGGCAAGCCTCAGTATCGGAACAAGCAGTGGGTGACAGGATGGTATGAGCAGATCGAAGCCGACTGCCCAATCACCAAGGTGGCCTACACTGAATTTGATCCGGGGTCGGGGATGCTCATTGCAGACCGACTGATCCGTGTCGAAGGCTGGCGGCCCACCAGCTTCACCTCCGTTCCCTGGGCCTATGGCCCCTATGACTACAAACCCTCAACTGCCGAAGATGACCTAGCCAAGATCGACTGCGAGTCCGCTCGGCTGATCGTCCAACGGGCGATGCTCTCGAAGCGCATCGGACAGATCGCTGAGGGTGACAATGCGTGGCTGAAGCTCGAAGACGGGGGCCGTATCTACGGCACAGTGATCACCAACGGCGCTGTGACTGGGCGGTGTACGCACCGCAAACCGAACATGGCCCAGATCCCCTCAGGCAAGTCCGAGTACGGCCATGAGTGCCGTTCTCTGTTCCATGCGCCCAAGGGTATGAAGCTCATTGGCGTCGATGCTGACGGCTTGGAGCTGGTCGGTCTGGCTCACTACATGGCCTATTACGATGACGGGGCGTTCGCCGTGACTGTCTCCACTGGCAGTAAAGAGGACGGAACTGATCCGCACACCCAGAACCAGAGGGCGGCTGGATTGGAGACCCGAGACCAAGCAAAGACGTTCATCTACGCCTTCCTCTATGGCGCTGGTGACTGGAAGATCGGCCACATTGTGGCTCCCCAGCTCGGCGATAAAGCCAAGAAGCAGAAGGGCAAGGCGCTCAAGAACGAGTTCCTGCGCCGCATTCCTGCGTTGGCTAGGGTAGTCAAGAGTGTGGCTGAAAGGGTTGAGACGAGGGGCTCTCTGATCGGTTTGGATGGCCGCATCCTGCCCGTGCGTTCGACGCACTCGGCCCTTAACACGCTGATCCAGTCATCGGGTGCGGTCTTGATGAAGGAGGCCACTGTGTTGTTTTGGAACAACGCATCCGCCGCCGGATATGTTCCGGGGGAAGACTTTGCTCTGGTGGCGCATGTCCACGACGAGTTTCAGATCGCGGCCCGCCCAGACATTGCTGAGGACATCGGGCGGATCGGCAAGGAATCCATCGAGGAGGCCGGGGAAAACCTTGGGCTTCGCTGCCCGGTCACCGGGTCTTATGACATCGGCAATAACTGGGCCGAGACGCACTGATCATTGGAGAGACACATGACCCACCGAAAACTACTGATCGATGCTGATCTTTTGTGCCACATGCAGACGGCTGCGGCGGAACACCCATTCCGCTGGGAGAGCGACCTATGGACTCTACATTCTGATCCTAAAGAAGCGATGGCGAGTACCGCGCAGCATATCGAGCGGCTGATGGCAGATCTCGAAGCGGACAGCGTAGAGCTGGCGTGGAACGACCTTGAAGGAGGCAACTTCCGCAAGGATCTCGACCCGCTCTATAAGGGAAACCGGGCCAACACGCGCAAGCCGTTGGCATTCAAAGAGGTTCGCGAGTGGCTGATGCAGGAGTTCTCTAGCTGGGCTCGGCCCGGACTTGAGGGCGACGACGTTCTCGGCATTCTTGCGACCCACCCGAAGCTGGCCAAGGCGGACGAGAAGATCATCGTCTCAGGCGATAAGGATCTTCTCACCATTCCAGGGCTGCACCATTCATCCGAGGGTCTCATCGAGGTATCCGTGGAAGAGGCGGACTACAACTTCCTCCATCAGACCCTCACCGGTGACAAGACGGACGGCTACCCCGGCTGTCCGGGTATCGGCCCTAAAACGGCAGACGCCAAGCTGGCCGAGCGCTGTGACTGGGACAAGGTCGTGGCCGTTTACGAAAGCAAAGGGCTCGGGGAAACCGAAGCGCTTCATCAAGCCCGTCTGGCACGAATTCTCCGCGCCAGTGACTACGACTTCAAAGCGAAAGCTCCAATTCTATGGAGCCCGAGGATCGACGATGAGTGATCAAGCCCTACAACAGACGCTGGAGCGTAGCGCCCGCATTGATCAGCTCGAACGGGATGCGCTCATTAACGCCCTCGGCATGATTCTCGCTGCAATGGAGACATTCCCCGAGGAAATGCCTGAATCAATGGATCAGCCCTACCGGGTTGGCAAGCGGATCATGAATCTAATCGAAGAGGAACGCCCCCATGTCTAATATCATTGGTATCTACAGTTCAAAACCTGGCTGCGGAAAAACGGAGGTAGCCCATTATCTCCGGGAAGAGTATGGGTTTGAGACTATTCGTTTTGCAGATCCTATTAAGCATGTCGTGCGGATTCTTCTCTATCGGTTGGGTTATGACCACCACACCGTTCCTGAAATGACAGACGGATTCCGCAAGCAAGACCCAATCCCGAGCCTCGGGTTCGTGACTACTCGCTATATGATGCAGACCTTCGGCACCGACTGGGGCCGCAATATGATCGATCCCGACATCTGGGTCAAAGCCACCATTCAATCCGTTATGGAAGAAGTTGAGGATGGGAATTCGGTGGTCGTGGATGATCTTCGTTTCCCTAATGAGTATCGAGCGCTCGACAGGATGGGGGCTCGTTTTATCCGAATGATTCGGTTATTCGATGGAAACGACGAGCCGCATAGTTCCGAAGGGAACCTAGATCGGTTTCATTTTCAATACGTCATTTGCAACGACGGCACCCTCGGTGACCTTCGTGATGCAGTCGATGTGGTTCTGAAGGGAATTAACAATGAGTGATAACCGCGAAGCCATGGCACGGCAGTTCGCCAAGACCTTTGGTCAAGATGTGGACATGCCGATCTACCCCGAGTACGGGACGGTATTCAACCTGCGTACCCAGCTGGTCGCCGAAGAGGCACAGGAGCTGCAGGAGGCGGCGGACGAAGTCCTCGCCACTCTTCGAGGCGGCAACGATCCCACCGAGGAGGATGTCGCCCATCTCCTCAAGGAAATGGCTGACCTCCAGTACGTCCTTTCGGGCATGGCAGTGGCATTGTCGCTGCCGCTCAAGGAGGCCATGGAGGAAGTCCACGACAGCAATATGTCGAAGCTCAACGAAGACGGGAGGCCGATCTTCGGGCCGTCTGGGAAGGTGATGAAAGGACGACACTATAGGGCCGCCGATATGACGCGGCTACTACGCTACTACTGCCAATACAGCTATAAATAAAGGAGAACCCAGTGCTATTTGAGGAGCAGATCAGTCGGAAGCCTGACTTATATCCGTGGACAAAAGAGTTCATTGAGGCTATCTGGTCAGGCTTTTGGACTCCCGATGAGTTTAACTTCCGCAGCGACTACGCTCAGTTCTATAGCGATCTCACCGAGGCCGAGAAAGGACTGATCGTTCGAGACCTTTCGGCAATCGCCCAGATTGAAGTGGCGGTTAAGTCGTTCTGGGGTGATCTCGGAAAGACCTTCCCGCACCCGTCGATCCATGACCTGGGGGCCGCCATGGCCAACTCGGAGGTGATCCACAATCGGGCCTACGAGAAGCTCCTCGATGTGCTGGGCCTCGATGAGGTATTTGAGCAGAATCTTGACGAACCGGCGCTCCGGGGTCGTGTCGAGTACCTGAAGAAGTACACCGAGAAGAACTATTCTGATCAGCGTAAGCAGTTCATCTATTCGATCATTCTGTTCACGCTTTTCGTGGAAAACGTCAGCCTTTTCTCGCAGTTCTACGTCGTGCTGCATCTCAACAAGCACGGGGGATATCTCAAGGATACAGCCCAGCAGGTGCAGTACACCCGCAACGAGGAGATGCTCCACAGCGAAGTCGGGATCGCCCTGATCCAGACACTCCGCCGCGAGTATCCCGAGATGTTCGATCAGGAGCTGGAGAATCGGATCGTCCATGAGTGCGTCGAGTCTCTTAAAGCCGAGGACAATGTCATCGACTGGATCATCGGGGACTACGACGGCACTGGCACCAGCCTGACTGCCGACCACCTGAAGACTTTCATCCGCCGCCGGATGGTTACCAGCCTAGAGAGCATCGGTTTCGAGAGTGGGGCAGCGCATATCGACATCGACCCGAAGCTGGCCGATGAGACCTACTGGTTCGATGAAGGCCTCTACGGCTACACCATGACCGACTTCTTCCAAAAGACACCCGTCGACTACGCCAAAGGTAAGGGCGTCGACGCCGATGAACTATTCTAAGGAGACACAATGGCTTTTGAATGGCTAAACGACGACGCCCGAACCTTTCTCGAATCTGGCTACCTACCCGATGGACTTACTGCTGAACAGCGGATTGAAGAGATCGCTCAGGCAGCGGAGACGTACTTGGACGAGTCTGGTTTTGCTGAGACTTTCTTCGACTACATGAGCCGAGGCTTCTACAGCCTCAGTAGCCCCATTTGGGCCAACTTCGGGAACAAGCGAGGCTTGCCGATCAGCTGCAATGGCAGCTACATCCCCGACGACATCGGCGGCATCCTTGGCAAGACCGCTGAGGTTGGCGTCGAGACCAAGCATGGAGCGGGCACCAGCGGGTACTTCGGGGATATCCGCTCCCGAGGCTCCGCAATCAACACCGGCGGTGACGCTGACGGCCCAATCCACTTCATGAATCTTTTCGAGACCACCACCGATGTGGTTTCACAGGGCAACGTGAGACGCGGTTCGTTCGCGGCCTACCTCGACATTGAGCATCCTGACTTCGAAGAATTCCTCCAGGTTCGCGAAGTAGGCAACCCGATCCAGAACATGAGCATCGGAGCCTGTATCTCGAACGACTTCATGGAACGGGTTATCAACGATGGCCATTCTGCCAAGGCAGGTGACATCAAAGCCTCCGAGTCCCAGCCCCTGCAGCGCATGGCGAAGCTCATCCGCAAGCGCAGCGAGAGCGGCTATCCGTACATCTTCTTTACAGACAACGTGAACAACAACCGCCCTAAAGCGCTCAAGGATCAAGACCGCCGGATCCACGCCAGCAACCTGTGCAGCGAGATCTGCTTGCCCTCAAGCGAGGACGAGTCATTCGTTTGCAACTTGGCATCCATGAACTGCGCTACCTATGAGGAGTGGCAGCATACCGACGCTGTGGAGGTTCTGACTCGGTTCCTCGATGCGGTCATGACCGAGTACATCGAGAAGACCTCAGAGATCGACCACATGGAAGCCCCGTGTAACTTTGCGACCCGGTGGCGAGCCATTGGTATCGGACAGCTTGGATGGCACACCTATCTGCAGAGCAAGGGCATCCCGTTTGAGTCATTTGACGCTCATGCCAAGGCCGCTCAGATCTCGAAGTTTATCGACGAGCATTCGCTCAAGATGTCCAAGGAAATGTCCCTCAAGTACGGCGAACCGGAAGGACTCAAGGGCTACGGGGTTCGGAACTTGACCCGCACTGCTATCGCTCCGACGACCAGCAGCAGTTTTATCCTCGGGCAGGTAAGCCCCAGCATCGAGCCGCTCCGCTCTAATTACTTCGTCAAGGATCTGGCCAAGGGGCAGTTTACGTTCAAAAACCCGCACCTTAAGGAAGTTCTGGCGGAGCATGGCCGGGACGACCGGGAAACTTGGGAATCTATCCTGACCCGTGGCGGCTCGGTTCAGCACCTTGACTTTCTCACGGATGATGAGCGGGCCGTGTTCAAGACTTTCGACGAGATCACTCCGTTGTCGATCATTCAGCAGGCCTCTGTTCGCCAGCACTACATCGACCAGAGCCAGAGCTTGAACCTTCTGATTCCGCCGGACACCCCAGCAAAAGAGATCAACTCACTGATCATCGAAGCGTGGAGGCTGGGCATCAAGACCCTGTACTACCAGCGGTCTTCCAACCCGTCTCAGGAGCTTGTCAGGGACATCATGAACTGCAGCGCATGTGAAGCGTAAACAGTAACTTACGCTAACCCCGACACTATATGGACATATAAACAGTAGGCCCAGGGGCAGTCCTTGGGCCTATAGAGGTACTCATGTCTGAAACAAAGATCCCCATGCTCCACCGCCAGCAGGTTGAAGCCCTAGACGCGCTCTATCCTGAGCAGTCCGCAGAGATGGACTGGTCGGATCGAGAGGTTTGGTTCAAGGCTGGCCAGCGGAGCGTCATTCGGTTCCTGTGGAAGCAGATCCAGATTCAGGAAGAAAACATTCTCGATATCGATAAGAGGTGAAAGCCATGTGCAACTCTCCATCGCCACCGCCGCCGCCGGAGCCGTCTGCCAAGCCAGCGCCGCCGCCTGCGAAAGAACCCCAGACCCCCGCCAAAGCGGCACCTAGAGGTGGTTCTGACAGCAGCACGGTGGATTCTTCAGACAGTCGCAGTCAGAAGCAGCGGGGTCGGGATCGCCAGTCGACAGGTACGAGCCGTCTACGGATTCAGTTCAACGCTCCGAGTTCTTCGGGTTCTGGCCTTCGCATCCCCGGCTAAACGAGGTAACTAATGGAGAAGACGGCAAAAGAGCGTTTCGCTCAACTCGAAGCCGACCGGCAGCCTTATCTTGACCGGGCTCGAGAAGCTTCCAAACTGACAATTCCATCGCTCCTGCCGCCTGAAGAGACCACGCCAAGCTCAAACCTCTATCAGCCTTATCAGAGTATCGGGTCACGTGGAGTCAACAACTTGGCGTCGAAACTGCTGCTTGCTCTGATGCCGCCGAATTCGAGCTTCTTCACGCTCACCATGAACGAGTACGAGCTTCAGGAAGAGGCGGGATCAGAAGACGAATACATCGACATCAAAGAGCAGGTCAAAGAGGCTTTCTCTCGGATCGAGCGTGTCGTCATGGAGGATATCAACAACTCGGCAGACCGAGTGACTATGTTCGAAGCTTTGAAGCATCTGGTAGTGGCTGGCAATGGACTTCTGTATGTCGCCAAAGAAGGCACCCGCTTTTTCGCCCTGCCTCATTTTGTGTGCCAGCGAGATCCTTCAGGAAACCTAACCGAGATCGTCATCAAAGAAGAGATGACTCGGGATGCGTTGCCAGAAGACGTTGAGACTGAGATTGCGGATAAGCTCGATGAGCAAGGAGCCAAAAAGGTCTCCGTCTTCACCTGGGTGCGTCGTGAAGACGACAAGATGAAAAGCCATCAGGAAGTCATGGGCGTCAAGGTCGATGGCACTGAGGCTGAGTACCCGGTAGAACGGTCTCCCTATATCGCACTCCGCCTCAACAAAATCGATGGTGAGAGCTATGGGCGCAGCTACATCGAAGAGTACATCGGCGACCTTCACTCCCTAGAAATCCTGTCAGAAGCTATCGTCAAAGGCTCCGCAGCGGCGGCCAAGGTGTTGTTCCTTGTGAACCCCAATGGCACCACTCGGCAGCGGACACTGGCTGAGAAAGAGTCAGGCGCTATCGCCGAGGGCGACGCCAACGACGTTAGTGTTCTCCAGATGGAGAAGTACAACGACTTCCGAGTCGCTCAGGACAGTATTGTGAAGATCGAGGAGCGACTGAGTTTCGCGATGCTTCTCAACACAGCGATCCAGCGGAACGCCGAGCGAGTGACAGCCGCCGAAATCCGGTACATGGCCCAAGAACTTGAGGACGCTTTGGGTGGTATCTACTCCATCCTTTCTCAGGAGTTTCAGGAGCCTTACGTTCTTCGGAAGATGAAGATCCTCGAAACTCAAGGGAAGATGCCGAAGCTCCCCAGGGACAAGGTCAATGTGACTATCACGACCGGCATCCAAGCGCTTGGCAAAGGGCATGATCGGAACAAGCTGATCGAGTTCTTGAGTACCCTTGGCGAGACTTTAGGCGCGGAACAGATCATGCAGTACGTCGACATTCGCAACTTCATTGCTCGCCTGGCCGCGTCCGACGGCATCGATACGAAGGGCTTGATCAAGTCTGAAGAGCAGATCCAACAAGAGCAGCAGCAGGCCCAGATGCAGCAGATGACTGACAGCTTGGGGCCAGAAGCCATGAAGATGATGCAGCAGCAGATGGATCAACAGAACGGGCAGGGCGGCCAGTAAGCGTCGCCCGTACCCACAACTCAAGGAGACACAATGGCTGAAAACAACAGCGTTCAGATGGACTCTGGATCCACCGGGACTGTTCCCCCGGAATCCCAGCAGCCCGGCACTCAGCAGGACAATGAGGGCAACCAGCGGCCCGAGTGGCTTCCCGAGAAGTTCAGCACTCCGGCTGAGATGGCCAAGGCTTACTCCGAGCTTGAAGCTAAGTTAGGGCAGAATCAGAGCCAGCCTGACGAGAGCGATCAGAATACTGAACCGAGTTCCTCGGATAGCTCTTCAGAGAATGAAACAGGCAATGAAGGCCCGTACTATTCGGAAGCGATTGATTCCGCGTTGAACAATGCCGGTGTTGATCCATCGGAAGTTCAGAAAGAATTCGCTGAAAACCAGCAGCTTGGCGACGAAACCTACAGTAAGCTTGAGCAGGCTGGCTATCCCCGAGAGATGGTAGATGCCTACATCAAGGGGCTGCAGGCAGATGCACAGGCAAACGCCAACAGTCATGCCCAGGAGATCATGAGCGAGGTCGGTGGTAAGGAGACCTACAACGAGATCACTCAGTGGGCCGCAAACAACCTGTCGGCACAGGAAGTGGAAGACTTCAACAAGGCCGTCGAGAGCGGCACAGAGGCAGCCAAGTGGGCAGTCCGTGGCCTGTACTCTCGCTACCGTAGTTCCGAGGGTGTTGAGCCCTCCCGTTCTCTCAGCGGAAGCACTAGCTCCACTCCAACTGACACGTTCACATCAACCCAGCAGGTTGTCGAAGCGATGAAGGATTCTCGGTATCAGAACGATCCGGGCTTCCGTAAGCAGATTCAGGACAAGCTGCAGCGTTCCAACGTCTTCTAGGAGGCACCCATGGAATTCATTAACGAGGAAGTCCTCGTCGGCATTCTTCTGGCCTTGCTCGGTACTAAAGCTGCTGCCATGGCCATCGTGAACACGACGGACACCCCCAAGGACGACAATATCGCCGGAAAGGTCTACAAGGTCGTCGAGGTTATCGCCGGTATCGTCGCTCCTGAGCGGGCGAAGCAGTTTGCCGGTGAACTGGACAAGGTGAAAGAAGACAAGTGAGCTTCCTGAAGACCTTTCTCGCTCAGGCTATAGGCCCAATCGCCAACATCTTGTTCAAGATCTGGAATCGAAGCCAAGCCAAGCAGGAGGGCAAAGATGAAGCCTATGCCGAGCAGAACGAACAGCAGCTTCGGGACTCCCGTGAAGAAAAGGAAATTGGGGAGCGCATTCGCCGGGCTGATGATGATCAGCTTAATCGCTGGATGCGCCACCCAGACGAACGTCAGTGAGTCCTGCCCAGTATGGGTCGAGGATAATACGTTCTATCCCTCCGAGGAGGTCATCTCGGTTATGGATCGGGGAGAAAGAGAACAAGTCGCCCAGATCAATCAAGAAATCGAGACCTTCTGTAATACCGAATAATGCCGACACGCCTCTGGTTCAAGCGCAAATCGTGATCCGGTAACGGATATCGCCTTGGGGACGCCCGAGGAGTCGGCTACTTTCTTCCCCCTACTGCTTACGGGCAGTAGATAGGTTTGCGGCCTACCTTTGAAAAGACCGCTTTCCATCACACTCAGGCTCTTTGAGGTCTGGCCGTTACCAGCATAGCAAAAACGTGCGACAGAGCCTGAGTGTGGTGGCTTGTCTCCACCCCTTTTAAGGGGGCAGACAGCCTGCAACCCCAGAACGTCCCACGAAGGACGCTGAGGCCCGCTGCGGCGGACAACCTTGTGCGGACAACGTGTTGAGTCTGACGGGATAGGGCAACCAATACCGTGAATCTCAAACACAATAGGGGAAACCCACAATGGCAGATTATATTCCGAGCCGCCCCGGTAATGACGGGAGCGGTGACGCTCGCGCACTTTTCCTTAAAGTCTTTTCGGGCGAAGTCCTGACCGCCTTCAACCAGAAGCAGGTCATGATGGACAAGCATTTCGTCCGTACCATCGAATCGGGCAAGTCGGCTTAACCATGAACCGGGCCGACTCTAAACACTCCGTAAAATCGGGGAAACCCTCACAATCGCCCGAGGGCAATCCCGAGCCAAGGCAGCGCAGTAAGCGCGAAGGTGTAGAGACTGGACACGGAGCGACTCTAGTAGCCTGCAAATCCTGTAGCAAACCCAAGAAGCCCACTGAGTTCTATCGCAAAGACCGCCAAGGTCGGCGCGACCGAGTATGCAAACGCTGCCGAACTATCGAGCAGCGCGAAAAGACCCTCGGGATCACAGATGAGACTTACTGGGATCTATACCATAAGCAGGCTGGACGGTGCGGCATTTGCCGACGCCGTTTGTACTCGAAACGATACAAGGTGTTTTGCGTCGATCACGACCATGACACCGGTGCCATCCGTGGCCTCCTGTGCCACAACTGCAACCGAGCAGTAGGTATGTTTCGAGACTGTAGCGCAACGATTCAACGCGCCGCAGCATGGGTCGAAGGGACAGTCCAACCCCAGTAGTAATACTGGCACGGGAAGCAGTTCCCGGTTACCTGGAAGGCCGAGGCCAAGTATCACACTCCCGGTGCGGAGCTTACTGGTAGCAACCAGTTCACCCACCGTGAGCGCACCATCAACATCGACCAGCTTCTGGTCGCCGACACTTTCATCCCCCGTATTGACGAGGCGATGAACCACTACGACGTTCGTTCGATCTACAGCACTCAGCTCGGCGAAGCGCTCGCCAACGAGTTCGACCGAAACGTCCACATCGTCGGTCTCAAGGCTGCCCGCGAGGCCGCTGGGACTCTGTTCCCTGAGCATCCGGGTGGCGCTCAGAAGATCAACGCGGACTACGGCACGGTCGGCGAGACCCTTGCCGACGGGATGTTTGAAGCCGCTCAGGTTCTCGATGAGAAGGATGTCCCTGAGGGCGACCGCTACATGACCGTCCGTCCGGCTCAGTATTACCTGATGGCGCAGACCACCAAGGTGCTGAACCGCGACTGGGGTGGCCGTGGCTCCTATGCCGACGGTGAAGTCCTGAACGTCGCTGGGATCAACATCGTTAAGTCGAACAACCTCCCGAACACCAACATCACCACGAACCCGTCGGGAGCGGAGAACGACTACACGGGCGACTTCAGCAACACGGTTGGTCTGGTGCATCACCGTACCGCCATGGGGACTGTAAAGCTTCTTGATCTGGCGATGGAGAACGAGTGGCAGATCGCCCGCCAGGGCTACCTGATGCTCGCCAAGTTCGCCATGGGTCATGATTACCTGCGTCCTGAGGCGGCGGTTGAGCTGGCCACTGCGTAAAGCGGCTGAACCACAACTTGCTACCTAAAGGGGTGGCCCCACCGGGGCTGCCCCTATTTTTTGTTAGGAGCCACCATGAGTGTAAACCGAACAACTGAACTTGAGGCTATCAACACACTGCTCGAAACCATCGGGCTTTCTCCAATCAACACCCTGACTGGAAAGAAAACAGCAGACATCATCCGAGCCGAAAGCGTCCTCAATGAGGTAAACCGAGAAGTCCAGACCATGGGGTGGTTCTTCAATAGGGAGAGTAAATTCACTTTGGCCCGAGACCGAAAGAACGAGATTCCTGTGCCCGGAAATGTGGTGCGAATTGACTACGACCGGTCTTCATTCAAAGACATCGAGCCGGTCATTCGAGGCACACGCCTCTATGACAAGAAGAACCACACCTACAAGTTCGACGAAAGTGTCGAGCTGTCCGTTGTGATCGCGCTTCCTTTTGAAGAGCTTCCCGAAGCTGCCCGTAGGTATATTACGATCCGAGCCGCCCGTATGTACGGCGACCGAATGGTCGGGTCAGAGAGCTTGAATGCTTTCACCCGTAACGATGAGAACCGAGCTTGGATCAGCCTTAGGGAGTGGGAAGGCGACGTAGGCGACTATAGTATTTTCGACGCTCCAGGAATGGCCGAGACGCACCTCCGGGGGCGGCATGTGCCAAGGGGAAATTACTAATGGCGTTCATCAGTTCCTCAATTCCAAACCTTATCAACGGGGTTTCTCAGCAGCCCCCTTCGCTCCGCAGGGCTTCCCAAGCGGAGGCTCAGGAGAATGCTTATTCTTCGACGGTTGAAGGGCTGGTGAAAAGAGACCCCACTGAGCATGTCGCTGATCTCATCGGGGACAATCTCGATGATGTTTTCATTCACACGATAAACCGCGATACCTTTGAGCAGTATATCGTCCTGATCTACCCTGACCCCAGCGACGGCCAAGGTCGTATTCGAGTTTTTGATCTTAATGGCAATGAAAAGACGGTAAACTACGAAGCTAATGTAGCCTACCTAGACCCTGTTAATCTCTCATACCGAACCGGACTGAAAGCCCTGACCGTAGCGGACTACACGTTTATCGTGAATCAGAATGTCATTACTGAAATGGCCGACGATAAAGTCTCCACTCGAAAACCTGAAGCTCTCTTGTCGATTGACGCCGGCAACTATGGCACGAACTTCAATGTCTACATCAACGGAAGTTTGGCGGCCAATTATGAGACCCCAGATGGTTCCAGCGCTCCTCATATCAATGCTATCCGCACCGATGCGATTGCAGAGGGATTGATTAACGGGACAACGCCAAGCGACGCTACATCAAGCACCAATCTAAACAGCTCTGTTGGCTCCGAATACGACATTGAGCAGATTGGATCGACGATTCATATCAGCCGTAAAGACGGGAACGACTTTGGCATCCGAATCACGGATAGCCAAGGCGATACCACTTCAACCGCAATCAAGGACAACGTCCAGCGTTTCGGCGATCTACCGGTGAGAGCAGTTCAGGACTTCACGGTTCAGATCACTGGTGTGGACACCGATGAATTCAACGGCTACTACGTCCGTTACGATCAAGAAAGCACCGGCACCGAGGGCGTCTGGCGTGAGACTGTCGCTCCAGGAATCAAATATAAGATCCGCAATGAGACGATGCCTCACACCCTTGTCAGGGAATCCGACGGATCATTCACTTTCAAGGTGGCGGACTGGGGCCAGCGAGTTGTGGGCAATGAAGCGAGTGCGCCTGAACCCTCGTTCATCAACGACACCATTAATCAAGTGTTCTTCCACAGGAACCGTTTGGGAATCCTGTCAGATGACAATGTGGTCTTCTCCCGTTCCAGTGAGTTCTTCCAGTTCTTTGTTGAGACAGTGACGACGCTACTGGACAGCGATCCCATCGACATTGCAGCGGCAACCACTCAGGTAGCCAAGCTCAAAGAGGCAGTGCCTTGGGACGAAAGGCTTCTCGTTTTCTCAGATCAGGCACAGTTCGTCTTAGACGGGAACCCTATACTCACCCCCAGCACCGTCTCCATGAACCTCGCTACAGAGTTCTCTGCGTCTTCTAGGGCAAGCCCCGTAGTGTCAGGGCGTAATGTTTACTTCGGTGTTGAGAGAGGGCCGCACGGAGCCCTTATGGAATACTACCGAGACAACTCAGTGGGTGTTCTTGACGGACAGGAAGTAACCAGCCACGTTCCAAAATATCTTTCAGGCGAAATCCACACGATGGTCAGCCAGCCTAACGAAGACTTGATCGTGGTTGCGGGCGACCGGGAGCCCTCTGCCATCTACCCCTACAAGTTCATGTGGCAGGGCGACCAAAAGATCCAGTCCGCTTGGTCGCGGTGGAC